ACATTTACCAGGAGATTATGACGAAAAGATAGACGTATATTCTATACCATATCAAAATATGTGTGATGAATTGTTGCCACAAAAACAACAACCATTCCAAAGATTAACTGAACAGAAATATCTATATTTTATGTGTACGTCTTTTGTAAGAGGAATTACATTAGATAACTCTATTATAATTGTTGACGAATGTCAGAATATGAATGACATGGAAATTAACAGTATAATGACAAGAGTAGGACATAGTTCAAAAATCATATTTTGTGGTGATTATAGACAAACAGACTTATATAAGAGTAATGACAAATCAGGACTTAAAAAGTTCATACAAATAGCAGAGGATATGCCCTCATTTGGAACAGTAGAATTTGGACCAGAAGACATAGTTAGGTCAGATTTAGTCAAAGAATACATACTAGCAAGGGTAAAATACGAAGATAAATTTGAAAATAATTGAAAAAATGCTTGACTTTTGGTCCTATAGAGTGCATAATGTATGTATATTAAATAAAAAAGTGAGGAAAATAATATGGAAAAAGAGCTAAATATACTACTCGAGGCAATATCAGAAGACTACAGAAGATGGAATGAAGCTTCTAAAAGAGCTAATGATTTTGGCTTTGATGTAGATGAAAAAGTTGCTGATTTTAAAGCTAAATTAGAAGTTAAAAAAGGCCGTAAATTCATCAAAATCATACAAGGCAATAGCGTCTGGGGTTTTGTAAATTTAACTCATGAAAGATTCCGTGAAGGAGATATCCTAAAAGCAGCAGGATGGAATGCTCCAGCTCTTAACAGACCAAGAGGCAACATTTTTGAAAACTATAGTGTTGCTTGGACTGGACCACATTACATAGCTGGATACTCAGCAGGTGGTACTAGAGAAGAAGGTCTCAACAGAGGCAGATCTGAGATGGTTATAAATAAATAATAATAGGACTTTTTATTATGTTCAATCATTTATCAATTGATATTGAATCTATCAAGCAAAAGAACACTCCTAATGGAAGGAGATATGAGACCCCAACAGGTCAACTTTATCCTTCTATTACGACAATTCTTTCTCATAAAACGAAACCATTTATCCAACAATGGAGGAAACGAGTAGGTGCAAAAACAGCAGATAAAATCTCTAGGCAAGCATCTACACGAGGTACCTCTATTCATAAATTGTGTGAAAGCGCATTAAAAAATCTACCTGAAGAAACAGATATGTTGAGTCTTTTAGACCAGGAAATATATTCAGAGTTTCGTCCGTTGTTAAATGATATTGATAACATACATGCACTAGAAGCAAAATTATATTCTGACCATTTACGACTTGCTGGTCAAGTAGATTGTATTGGAGAATATAAAGGTAAGTTATCTGTAATAGATTTTAAAACTTCCAAGAAAAGAAAAACACGATCTCAATGTTATAATTACTTTATACAATGTTCAGCTTATGCTATTATGTTTGAGGAAAGAACAGGAATACCTGTTGATCAAACTGTAATTTTAATGGCACAAGAAGATGATGGTCCTGCTATTTGGGTAGAAAAAAGAGATGAATTTGTACCCAAACTTATTGAAGCAAGAGACGCATACGAAGAACATTTGAGTAATGTATAGCTTCCAATCAAATTTTTTATCTGAAAAAGAATGTTCTGAAACTATAACATGGTTTGAAAATAATGGTGAATACATAGATGCTGAAATTAGCAACTATGCCAATTCTGCTGGTGGTGGAGTAGATAAAAACCAACGCTCAGGTAAAATTATATTCATGAGGAATAAAACATTTCCTGCACAAGATAAAATTATTAAACAAGCAGAAATATATGCAAAGGAAAAAGGCATTAAATTAAATGCTGGAGAAGTAGATTGGCAATTTGCTAAATACACTACTGGAGACCATTTTCAAATGCATCGAGATATGTACCCGTCCTATCAGACACATATTACAACTCCTATATGTAGAAAAATTTCGTTGTCTTTACAATTAAGTGATCCTGAAACATATGAAGGAGGAATATTTAGAATGGAAATTACACCAGGGGTAGTTACACATGCACCCACAGATACAGGTTCTCTTTTGATATTCCCTAGTTATTATAATCATAGTATATCAGAAATAACCTCAGGTACCCGTTATTCTTTAATAGGATGGTATAGAGGACCCTTTTGGACATAGTGACTCTTATAAATAACCTATTGAAATAGAACTGACTCTGTTTCAAGGAGTAAAATGAAGAAGATATATTTAATTCTTCCTTTCCTTTTTGCCGTAGGATGCGCTTCAGTAGCAACCGGTATAGACACAGCTAGAAATGTAGTAGCAACAGGCGTCTCGACAGTAACAACTGCCGGAGCCAACATGGTTGGAGCCGTTGCTAAAGATGTTTCTGATGTAGTTTCTACCACAGCAGAAGTAACTGCTGGTGTTGTTGATACTGTTGGCAAAGAAGTCAAGGACCAAGCAGCAGAGCTTGAAGTAAAACAACCTGATTTCCCTACAGCTAAATTGAAAGAAGATAAATAAAAACACGATGAGACCAGCATAGCTGGTCTTGTCTCCTTTGAAAGAACAAAAAGGGAGGCCGAAGCCTCCCCAAACTGTAATCCCAGTTTACATAATCATTAACTTGTCCATTGAACAAACGACCATAAAGCATAAAAAATGCTCATTGGAACGCATGCGAATACGACATGTGTTATAACGGTCAGCCCTTTTTGTAGGTGTGTCATGAAAACATACCTCCTTGAAGATCTGATAAAGTTATTATTATTAAGGGCAAAAGTAACGGAGCGGACATAATCGCTACTAATTGAACCGCATCGCAGAAGAGACAAAATTTATCATCTTCTCTTAGTCTATCAATGTTGGTTTTCATGTGCTTCGCTACTTCGCCAAATGTAGCTGTGGTCATGAAACCTCTCCTATTTTTTAATATTAATTATACTTATGTAGAGATATTAATTAAATTAATACCTTACATACCTATTTATAAAAAATATTTTTTTAATTACTTCTTAATGGTATAAATAATTCTACAATTAATGGAGAGCAAGAATGGCTAAAGGATTAGCATTATTGGTTGTACTAACATTCTTATCAGGTTGTGGAGCAAATATATCACTAACAGCTTCTGTGCCAGAAGGTAAAGATTTAGACGTTACAATCAAAACAACTTCTGAAACACCGGGAAAGTAATAAGCACCGGGAAACCTCAAGTAGATTTCCCTACAGGTGCATTACAATAAACGGTACTATTGATGCTTGATAAAAGCTCTGAAAGAAGTTAATATAAATAACATTGTTCGTTGAAACTTAACGAAACTTTATGGACGTGGGTGCAATTCCCACCGCCTCCACCATTATCGCTGGTGGTAACCTAATAGCTCCGGATACGGGGGCGAACAGGTTCGACATAGAGAGGTAAGTAAGTGGAGAACAAAACTATAATCGGCGATAACGATTACGCACTTGCAGCCTAATTAATTAGGTAGACGGGCTTCGGTGGGTAGCTGTCAACAGAAACCCACCACTTTTTAATAAAGGGAGAATTTACATGTATATTAAATGGAAATTATTACCGATATTATTTTTAGGTATGTTAGGGTTTTCAAACCCTGTGAATGCAAATGATAATGAAATCATTTGTTTAGCTGAAAATATATATTTTGAAGCTAGAGGTGAATCTACAGCAGGTAGAATGGCAGTTGCACTTGTGGTATTAAACAGAGTTAAGGATAGAAGATTTCCTAACTCGGTTTGTGGTGTTGTTAAACAAACTAAATATTATCCTAGTGGTAGGATAGATTTACATTCATGCCAATTTAGTTGGTATTGCGACGGCAAATCTGATGCACCTGCAGATAGATCTTGTTGGGAAGATGCGTTATTAATAGCAGAAGTTATGTACACATACGACTCAATAGACGTAACAAATGGTTCCTTATGGTACCATTCTAAAAGAGTAAACCCTAATTGGGCTACACATTATCAACAAACAGTTAGCATAGATAACCATATTTTTTATAAACCACTTGACTAAAGGTTGGAAAGAACCTATAATAGCACTATGTTAACAGACTTACCTAACATAATGATTACGGGCGGTTGTGGGTTTATAGGGTCACACCTAACCCACCGTCTTTTGGATCAAGGATTTTATGTTCATGTTGTTGACGACCAAAGGCAAGGTAAAGTAATTTGGAATCATGATAATGTAGAATATCATAAATGTGATGTTGCAAACTTTAATCCTCATGATGCATATATTGAACCGCCACAAGCGATATTCCATTTAGCAAATACTCCTAGAGTAAGAAGAGCTTTAGAATATCCAACTGAAACAATTAAAAACAATATAGGAACAACAGCAACAGTTGCTGATTGGGCTAGAACTTTTAATTGTAAATTATTTTTTGCTACTTCTTCTAGTACACAATACAAAGAAGCAGCATCAAATCCATATACATTTAGCAAAGCAATGTGTGAACACATGTTGATGTTATATCGAGATCTATATGGTTTAGATTTTGTATTAATGTATTTTTATAATGTTTATGGGCCGGGTGAAGCAGACTATGGACCATATAGTACTGTTATCAGAAAATTTAAAAAAGATTACTTGACAGGCAATCCTATAACAATATTTGGCAATGGAAAGAAGGAAAGAGATTTTACTCATGTTCATGATGTAATACAAGGTTTATTACAACTAATGGTAGATCATGAAGCACCTTCTGTTGTTCATTTAGGTAAAGGACAACCACAAACAATTCAATCGATTGCAGACAATTTTAATTGTCCTATTGTATATGAATTTGATAGGCCAAGTGAAGCATTAATAACCCATTGTGAGAATCCTTATATAGAATGTCCTAATGATGTACATTCTTATCTTACACATTGGGTTGAGGAGAATAAAACAAATTATGACACCAAAAATCGTAGTGGACAACACAATAGAAATGACTGAGAAAAAAGTTAGTGACGTATTCCTTATTACAAAGGAGTTTCATACATCGACTGAGTTTTCACAGTATATAGAAAAAATGGCATACAATACAAGTTCGCCTTGTATGGATATGGTGGTTGATTATTGTATTAAAAAAGAAATTGAAATAGAAAGTATGTCTAAATACTTAACATCATCTTTAAAAGAAAAAATTAAAAACGAAGCATTAGATTTAAATTTGCTTAAAGAGAAAAGGCAGACAGAAAAACTTTTGTAATGGACCCATTTGACGTTTATAAAATTTATTTAGCATTAAAACTTCACTTCACAACTGAATCATATGATATAACAATACATAAGTTTGCAGCTAAAGGAAAGAAGGAAACTTTTTTAAAGCGTAAAGACTTAATGGTTCTACGAAAATTAGCAAGGGATTATCCTAGGCAAACAATAATAGATATACTCGTTTCTAATTTTGTAAGTGGAGATCGTTGGGGAGGTATGTTTGATAGTGAAGCATTAGATACATACAAAAGATGGAAAACAAATAAAGAGAAACGAGCTTACACATTTGAACAAGATTTACATGCCATTCAATTAAGAATGGAAAAGGACAATATAGAAGATGCTACAGTTGCTGACCAGCATCCTCTAATATTGAAAATGCTATTAGGAAAACAAATAGCACTTGAAACAGTCGTTATATTTAATAAAGCGATTAATTTTATTGATGATTATAGTGATGATCTTATATTGAAAGATACATGTTTATTGGTACGGAAATACAGTCCTTTTGTAGTCAAAAATACCAAAACACTAATAGAAGAACACTTAGGTCTTATAAATAATATTGCAAGAACTAGAAATAGTTCTTATACAAAAATATAACGTAAATACAACGCAATACAAGGAGAATATATATGTCGTTTAATACACTTTCAGACCTCAGAAAACAAAGAGGCAACTTCGATAACTTGATGAAGGAAGTCGAAAAAATCTCAAATCCCCAATCAAACTTTAAACAGGATGATGGTCGGGAATGGAAACCCACAGTAGACAAAGCAGGAAACGGTTATGCCGTTATCAGGTTTTTGCCTGCTCCTCAAGGCGAGGATATGCCATGGGTTAGAATTTGGAATCATGGATTCCAAGGACCAGGTGGCAAGTGGTATATTGAGAACTCTCTAACTACTTTAAACAAAGCAGATCCTGTTTCAGAATTAAACTCTGAACTATGGAACTCTGGTGTTGAAGCTAATAAGGAAATAGCTCGTAAGCAGAAGAGACGTCTTAATTATTATGCCAACATTATGGTTGTTGAAGATAAAGCAAACCCAGAGAATGAAGGACAAGTATTCCTTTATAAATTTGGTAAAAAGATCTTTGACAAAATTAAAGATGTGATGCAACCACAATTTGAAGATGAACAACCAGTAAATCCTTTTGATTTCTGGGAAGGTGCAAACTTTAAATTGAAAATAAGGCAAGTTGAAGGCTTTAGAAATTATGATAAAAGTGAATTTGATAGCCCTTCA